ATCAGGAATATTTTTTAAAACATCAAAACAATCACCGTGAATAATTTGATTAATCATTTTGATTTATATTTAGTTTCTTAACAGGTTGTTTATTAGTTTCTTTATCGGTTAAATCAGAGTCAGTGTCTTCAACCTCCCCTCCTGATAGACCATCTATAGATTCACTCCATTCTGGCCACAGTATCCGATATTTATTTCTAGCATTTTCGGCATAAAAATCTAATCCTTTTCTGAGAATGATTTCTGTGTCAATTACCTGTTTGATAGCACTGCTAAGAAGCTGACACCATCCGTATCTCATCCTAGAATAGCGACGATCAGGCGACCGGGATAACTCTTTAGTTCCCCCTTTTGATTCCAATCCTGGGAAGAAATAGGTCGGGAATCCAGGGATAATTAGCTTGTACCGGCATTGCAAAAGAGTATCAATTAACCCTGTTAAATCAGAGTTAAAATTAGTCATTTTGCGAATATCTTGCCCAGGATAGCTGAGAATATGATCGGTTATTATTCCGCTTTTTCTACGGATTTCTAATTCTCGTTCATAAATTTTTTCTTGCTCGGTAGAAATACCTGGCATAATATGCAGAGTCGGAGAAACTCCTAAGTCATTAGATGCCCTAATCAAATTATCAAAAGCCTGTTTAACATCAGCCCAAGCATCTAAAGAAGCTAACCAAAGAGAGCGACCATAAAGAAAATCAGGATTATGGCGAATATGACAGATTTTATAGGGTTCAAAAAAATAATCAGGGTCAGACTCTGAAACGTATTTCCTTTGCTCAAACCCAATTAATTCCCCTTGATCTGTTTCTTTCCTAAACATCTCAAAGGTAGGCAAATAAAGAGTCTTTGCTACACCAAAATCTTTAGACTTGTTGGCAGATAACCCTTCTCGTTCAATGCCCAACTCTAGAAAACATTCTCCCTTCCCTAATGCCCATCTTAGGGCTTTCTTGAGTCTATCCCCACCAATCATGTAGGTTGAAAAATTTTGTTTTCTTAACCTAATATCTTCTGCGATGGCAAATACTTCTGGGTTAATAGGAGTTTCTTCATCATCAAGGTTTTTTGCGACTATCCATCCCTGATCGTCTCCATCGTCAGATGCAAAGGTATCAGAAGCGGCCATATCAAGGGCGTGGATGACTTCATAGCACCATTGATTAAGTTCGATTAATTCTCTTGATATTCTCGGATCACGGATAGGATTTTCCGTAATCTCCAAATCGTAGCGACGTGATACCGACACGATACTAGGTGAAGTAAGGGATCGCTGAGAGCCTCTTAATTTGTCATCCTTTTTCTTCTTTTTTGCCATTAGAACTGCCATGTACTATTTCTATGATATAAGAAAACAGACCATTTTGTTAATGGTCTGTTTTAAATCACCCAAGGAGAAATCTAAATATTAAAAAAATCTATCAAATGTTCCACCGCTCCGCAAAACTTTTCTTTCGTCAATGTCATCATTGGAAAAAAATAAATCAGTAGTTAACGCTTCCATTAAAGCCTTAGCCGCAACATTAGATATTACAATTCCCACTTGTGAAGTCGCATCGACTATGTAATTATCTTCAATAGGGCAATAGGTAATTGTAATAATCTCGTAACAGTTAATAAGTGCCGGATAACCTTCTACTGTCTGTAAAATTAACGGACGAAATTCTTTTCTCATGACAACCTCTGGCTTTAACTAAATATTACAGGTTACTTTTTGAATTGTCAAGATTTTAGATAAATCTTAACGCCCTCTCATAATATCGTTTTCTTTCAGCTAGTCCATTTGTACCACCGTTGACACGACGGGTGACTTGTTCAACGGTTGCCCCACGGTCACACAACTCGTTCATTTTATTGTTCATCCACCAAAACCCAGAAGGTAAAAACAAATATCTTTCGCTAACATATCGCCACCCCTGCATAACACGCTGATCGTCTATATAGTTAGCAAATGCCTGATAATTGGCTCTGCCAGTCATCTGGAGGGCATCTACACCTCTGAACTTTCTTCCGTCACCAGGTCTGGTATTTCCTAAGTCTTTTCGTCCTTCATAATTTGAGCCGTCGTGGATTTCTACCATAAATCTTAATCCTGCTGATTCATGGGCTATTTGGCTTAAAAAATGTCGGACTCTTTGTACTGTGGTAATGTCAAATTTCTTAAGGCACTCATCTAATTTTTGAAACTGAAAATCAGTAATTTTATCGTTAAGCCTATCAAACACACCCTCAACTTGATCCTTGCGGACTACAGGGGGATTAGGGTCGTCAAAGTGACTAGCAAAAGCGTACCAATTAAATTTACCCTCAATCGGGGGCTTTATTTCTAGCAAATAGTGATTTTTTTCTCTTTTGAGAATCTGATTATAAATCACTTTTTGTCCAGCTTTAATTTGGATTGCTCTAAAGTCTTGGGGAAGACTTTCGGAACTGGAGTCTGTTAGGTGCGATTTTAGAATAGTGTTGCGATTCGCTACTAGAAATTTCATGGTAATTTATTCAACAAGATTAATAATTTTATCAACTTAAGATTTAGTCTTAATTTGCTGTTCGATTAAAGTAAGACGATGATCTATATCTTCCTGTTTAGCTCTCATTGTCTCAATTTGCCTTTGATTATTTGATAAAGATTTTTGTTCATTTTCTATAATCGCCAATCTTGTAGATAAATCTAAAGTCAATTTATCCAATCGATCCATGCTTGTGGAGATTTTATCAACGACTTTATCAACCATTTTTTCGATTCTTACTTCTAGCTTCTCCATTTGAGTAGCCGTGTGTTTTATTGTGTTATTATCCAACTCTTGTGCTTCTGATTTTGATTTTAAAGCAAGATATACTACAAAAATCCCCCCGACTGAAATAACGATGCTAAGTATAGAGCTAATATCAGAAAACGTTAGTCGTGCTGGTTGCGGTTCGTTATAAGGTGCTGGTGTAGAAACAATAAAAAAGTAGTTCATGGTAAACTGAATTTATTTTATATTTTATACTATAAATATTTTTTTGATGATTAATTCTTTAGAAAAACTTAGCTTTGCTTTGGAGAGCTTAACAAAAAGTCATTCCCAGGCATAAAGTTGCCAAAACTGGGGATATTGCCAAAATTTATAGTATTATTCCAAGTGTTTTTACAAGTATTGTAAGTTTTATCACAGCCAGCAGTAAGGATTACGCCATCGTGGGTAGCTACGGGGCCGGATGCTTCAGTAAATAACTGAATTTGAGTTTTACCTCCAGATATTGGAACAGTTCGGTAAATTGCGTAAGTAGCTGATTTATTTGCTCCGTCTGTAAATGTACATTTTCCCCAAGCAAGATTTTGATATTCTCCCCACACCTCAAAGTCTCTCCGACTATTAACACCAGCAACCTGAGTCTCGTAAAATGGTACTTGTTTACGGCATCCTGAGTTATCACCGTTATCCTGTCCAAAGGCCCATCGGCAAAAAGGCGATGTTTTTTCATCTCTACTTTGCCTTAAATTAATACTAGAGGCAGTAAGATTTTCAAGCGTATAGCTTTCGCCACCAAGTGATTTAATTTCTCCCACATAACCTATTTGTATTTGCTCGTCTGGAAGATCCAAAAGTGAATTAGGAGGATATTGCCAATCAACAATTGCTGTGATAATTCGAGCTTCTCTAAATTTATCAGAAAAAAGTAAATTTTCGTCAATATTATCACTAAAAGCACCTCTGTATTCTTGATTATCCGATTGTATTCCTAATTGCTTTTCTATTGCAGTCGGATCAAGAGCTTGCTTTGCCCGAAATACTACTTCACCAATTTTTAAGTCTTGGGAAAAATTTGTATAACCGAGCTTTTCTCCGTTTGTAAGTTCAATTAAAACGCAATAACAAAGCGTTAAAACAGGATTTGCGAAAGAATCTTCTAACCCTAAATCTTGTTGTATTTCCTCAGTAAATCTCCTTATCTGTAATTCTCCAAGTGAATAAATCTGTAAAGAGGATTGGTTCTGGTAGCTCAAAGAGGCAGAGTTGAATCGGGACAAAATTGATAAATCGTTAACTAAATCAGGATAACGAAATGTCGCTCCTGAACCCTTGGCGCACAACCACAAGGCAATCAGATAATCAATATCTTTTTGAGATAAAGTTTTTCTTTGTTGTAAAGAGCTAATGTCAAAGGGAATATTTCTCCGAGAAAATCTTTTTCTTTCTCCACTAGATAAACTAATAATATTTGTCTCAAATTTAGGAGAAATTGTACACCTTTTAGTTAAATTTAAATTAAAATCGTGATTTAAGTCCGAAGAAAAAATATCACCAGGTAGTAATGCAATTTCAGGTTCAATTCTTGATTCTCGTAAAATTAATTTAGGGATAGAAAAAATAGTGTTATTTCTATTTTTTGTAATAGGTTGAT